GCGCTGTTCCATGATCGGCAGACGACTGCCGAGCAGTATTACGACACGATGACCGACCTCATCAACAAGCACTACCAGCTTGTAATGATGGACTACGACGCGGAAATCAAGTCGCTGCAAGACAACATGGGCCGCGCCAGCGCGACCGAGAAGATTCGCATCCAGAAGGAAATCAACGCCATCATGGAGAAGCAACTGCGCCTGTCGCAGGATGCTGACCACCAAGATGAGCAGGCGGCGACGAACTACCAGCAGGCGATGAGCAAGCGCAAGCAAGCCATCGATGACTTCGCGGAGTCGATGGACCGCGAGAACAAGACGCGGCAGGAAGGCTTCGACACGAGCGTATCGAACATCGGCCTCGGCTCGACGCAGGGCAACCTCGCGAAACAGCTTGATGCGATCCAGAAAGAGTTCGACACGAAGATGGCGCAACTCGACAAGACGCACCTGCACGACGGCGCTGAAGGCGATAGCGCCTACGACGCGAACACCGCGAAGCTTCGGAGTTCGATGGAAACGGCTGTGCAGATCACGAAGGACGGCTACGACCGCATGAAGGACGCGCAGAACGACTGGTCGCTCGGCGTGCAGGCTGGATTCCAGAACTTCCAAGACGAGGCCAACAACACGGCGAAGGCATCCGAGCAGGCGTTCCAGAACTTCGCCACCGGCATGACCGATGCCATCGTGAACTTCGCGATGACCGGCAAGACGTCGTTCTCGTCGCTGGCCCTGTCCGTCATCAAAGACATCTTGACGATGGAAGTGCGCGCGGCTGAGTCGAAGATTTTCGGCCTCATCATGCAGGTGGCCGGGCTGGCCGCAGGTGCAGGGTCCGCAGGTGGCGAACTGGTGGCGGGCGCGATCCCGACGACCACCGGTGTGACCTCGACGCCGATCAACCACCAAGGCGGTATCGCGGGCGGCTGGTCGTCGGGCTATCGCGGTGTGGACCCGTCGGTGTTCTCGGGCGCGTCGCGCTATCACAGCGGGGGCATCGTGGACGGAGAGGTGCCCATCATCGCTCAGAGGGGCGAGGCGGTCATGCCGACGGTGCGGATGGCCGACGGCACCTTGGGCATCAAAGCAGCGGGCGGTGGCGGCTCTCAAATCTCCATGCACACCCCTATCACCCTGAACGTGACCTATCAGGGCGGCGCAGGTGGCGGTGGCGGCAAGGATGGGTCGATGGACTTCGCGAACCAGTTGGGCGACCACCTGCAAAGCGTGATGGACACGCGGATCGCGAAGTGGGCAGCAGAGCAAGTTCGACCGGGCGGTGCGCTGTCCGGCTCGCATAAGAACCGGATGGGAGGTTAATCATGGCAGTTGCAGTCTTCACGCCCCCCTGTGGGCCGTCTACCTCGGGCACCTCGTCCGCCTCGGAAGCGCGGGTACTCACCGCGCAACTGGGCGACGGCTACCAGCAGATCACGTCGGACGGCATCAACACCATCCGCGAGACGTTGACGCTGAACTGGGATGGCCTGCCGAAGGCCGACATGCAAACGCTCGACAACTTCATGGCGTCGCAGCTTGGCTACTTGGCATTCCAGTACACCGCGCCCGGCGCGGCGGTGCCGAAGCTGTGGCGCTGCGCGAAGTGGGGCAAGACGCCGACCGGCCCGGCCTCGTGGTCGTTCCAAGCGACCCTCATTCAATCCTTTGACGTGACGACCCTGACATGACCACCCAGTACCAGCAGGCAATCAGTTCGCAACCGGGTGCAATTGTCACCCTGTTCGACCTCGACTTGACGGTGATTGGTGTCGCCCAAACGCTGCACTTCACGAGCAGCAATTCCGACACCATCGTGCCGCCTATCTTTCAAGGTGTCGCATACACGCCGGTCGAACTGAAGTCGTCGGGCTGGGCACGCTCGGGCAACGGCCCGTTCCCCCAGCCGACCATTCAGGTGTCCAACGTGAACGACTTGTTCTCGGGCCTCGTGCGTCAGTACCAAGACTTGATCGGTGCGAAGCTGGTGCGCAAGCGGCTGTTCCGCTCGTTCCTCGATGACGGCACGAACGCGGGCCAAGGCGCGAATGCGATCTTCGCGGTGGATACCTACTACCTCTACCAGAAGACCGCGCACAACAAGTTGCTCGTGGAGTGGAAGCTGGCGTCGTCGCTCGACCAAGAGGGCCAGCAGTTGCCCGCGCGGCAGGTGGTGCGCGACTCCTGCCAGTTCTCCTATCGGATTTGGAACCCGGCGTTCGGCTTCGATTACACGCACGTCGAGTGCCCCTACACCGGTGGCGCGGCCTACGACACGACCGGCGCGGGCACTTCGGTTCAACTGGACGCCTGCGGCAAGCGCATCTCCGATTGCAAGCTGCGCTTCGGAGGCGCGGGCTTTCTTCCGTTCGGGGGATTCCCCGGCGTCAACCAAGGGTGATGACCATGATTAAGACGACACAACCTGCATGGGTCACGGACGACATCGTGCGCGCGGCGCAGGCGCATGCCATGCGCGAGTTCCCGAAAGAGGCGTGCGGCCTCGTCACGAAGAGCAAGGGCTACGTGCCGTGCGAGAACGTGCACCCCGACCCGATCAACTACTTCATGATGAATCCGTCGGACTGGATCGAAAACCCGGACACGGTGGGCCTGCTGCACTCCCACACGAACGGGAACTACGCACCGGGCGCGGACGACATGGAGTCGCAAATTGCAACCGGTTGCGCGTGGGGCATCATCGTCGCGACGGCGGACAGCGCGAGCACGCCGCTGTGGTGGGGCGGCGACACGCCGCAGGCCCCGCTGCTCGGGCGGCAGTTCATCCACGGCATCTATGACTGCTACGCGCTCATCCGCGACTGGTATCAGCAGGAGCGCGGCGTCACGCTGAAGGACTATCCCCGCGACAATATGTGGTGGGAGAAGCCCGGCGAAGCGCTCTACAACAATTTTCAGGATGCAGGCTTTCACCAGATTCCGACCGACCCGACGGGCATCGCGGTGGGTGACGTCTTCATCATGAAGGTACGTTCTGCTGTAGAAAACCACGGTGGCCTCTATGTAGGTAACGGCCTCATCCTGCATCATGTCGGCGGGCACCTCTCGCTCACGTCGCCCGCAAGTCAGTGGATGCGACTTGTGACGCGCTGGGTCCGTTACGGAGCAAAATGATGAGCGCATCACTGCATACGATTCACCTGTGGGGAGCACTGCGTAAGCAGTTCGGCCCCGAGTTTCGCCTACAAGTGTCGTCTGTCACCGAGGCCGCGCACGCGCTTTCGCGCATGGTCGATGGCTTCGGTGCAACTGTTGCAAAATCGGCATTCCGAATCATCCTCGGGGACCGCGACACCGGTCGCCTGCTGCACGAAGAAGAAGTGCGCGGCGTGCTGCCGGTCGGCGTGGACATTCACATCGTGCCTGCGGTGCAGGGCGCGGGCGGTCACGGCATGGGCATCGGCAAGATCATCATCGGTGCGATCCTCGTGGTGGCCTCGTTCTACGCGGGCGGCACGGCGGGCTGGGCCTACTTCGGTGGTGAAGGTGCGGCAGCGGCAGGCGGCGCGGCAGCGGGCGCGCTCTCGACCGCCTCGATGATCGGCAGTGCGACGCTGGCTATCGGTATGTCCCTCGCGCTCTCGGGCGCGGCCATGCTGCTCTCCCCGCAGGCGAAGGCCGCGAGCACGAGCGCGAGCAACCAGAACTCGTTTGCGTTCAGTGGCATCCAGAACAACAACACGCAGGGCGTCCCGGTGCCGGTGGTATACGGCCTCTTCGAAGTCGGCTCCGTGGTTGTCTCCACCGGCATCACGACGCAACAACTGATGAACTGACCATGAAAAAGCACAGCGCATTCGACCCCGGCAACCTGCCGCTCATCGTCCCGCAAGGCTCGGGTGGTGGCGGTAAAGGCGGCGGGGGTGGCGGTTCCAAGGAAGACCCGACCTCGTTGCAGTCGAACCAGACCGTGACCATCGTTGACCTGTTGTGCGAGGGGCCGATTTGGGGCTTCGAGCAACCGGGCACGTGGAACTCTGTGTTCCTGAACAAGACGCCGGTGACGAACAACGACGGCTCGTTCAACTTCCAAGGGCTGACGATCAACTACCAGTACGGCTACCCGAACCAGCCCGCGATGCCGGGCATGTCGTCCGCCGAACAGGTGTTCCAAGTCGGCACCGAAGTGCTGCACGGCGTGCCGCAAGTCATCACGCTGTCGGCCACGGCGGTCGATGCGGTGGTCATCACGCTCGGCGTGCAGGGCTTGCTCAGTACCGACACCAGCAGCGGCGACATTCACGGCGCGACGGTGAACTTCCACGTGGACATCAAGGCAGCGAGTGG